TCAAAGCTGCTTGATGGTAAAGCACCGGCTTATTATGCAAAGCAAACTGGATTGGATGCGACCAACCAAGAGCTTAGCAGCGTGATAACACAATTAACCGCCGCTTTTGATAACGGCACTAATCTAATTAACGGCGTATAAAGGAGACCTTTATGAGTACGCAAGATACTGCCGCTTTAATCGAATCAGTTAATAATATGACTGCTACGGTGGCGGGTAAAATGGGTGAAATTGATCAGCGAGTTGATTTGGCTGAAAAGGAAGTTGATGACTTTTTAGCAGGACACCGAGGTGAGCGACATAAGAACGGCATTACACATAATGTTCTAAAAAACATTATATTTTCACCAGATACAGATGATTCATTACCTTTTTGGCTTACATCTGGGGTGACTATTGAAACCGTTCAAAACTATGAGTATTTTTTTGGCTGGACTGAAAATACGTTGAAAGTGCTAAAGGGTATTTATGGAAACCCAACAGTAACTACCGTTGAATTTGGTAATGCGAACATTTTGACTCCTCGCTATTTGAAAATTAAAAATACAAGTCAGAATGTTGGTTTTATTAAGCAGCGAATTTCTCCTATCGTTCGGCGTGATACCGCTGCTGATATTTTTTCAAGTGTTTTAATGCACGTTGTTTCAGGGTGCGTTGGTATGGCAAGAGGTTGGCTTGGGTATGCTCATTATCATAGTAAATGGTTATGTGCAGATGGTGCGCGTCCTACCATCAATAAAACAGGATATACAGAAGATCCACTACAAGCCTATGATGTATTGAGCACTGATAAGTTTCTATTGGTTGATAATATGGTGAGTAGCCATGATGGTTATTTTGCTATCTACTTACAGCCAAATACAGAAGTGATTATTCAAGCCCCAGCAACGTACTTGCCTATTGCAGCAGATCGTGATCAAACTGACCCAATGGCCTTTTTCAATAATTGTTCGTCAACCTATAACACATGGGTTAAGAAAGACGGCACAGTGACACAGGTGTAATGATGAAATACAAATTTAAACTGAATAATGGTGACTGGTCAGGTTGGCAAAGTTATACGGGGAATATCCGTGAACTAATGGATAGCATTGATCCTAATGCTGAATTTAAAACTGCATTCAGCACAATGGATGAAGCTCGCCAAGAACGTGATAAACGAGTTACTGAAACTGATTGGACGCAAACTTTAGATTGTCCGTTAACTGATGATAAAAAAGCTGAATTTACGACTTATCGTCAATTATTACGAGATATACCGCAAACGTACAACAACCCCGATGATGTCATTTGGCCTGAAAAGCCAACTATCTAACCAACCGCCCATACGGCGGTTTTTTTATATCTAATTCCCAGCCATTGCGCTGGGTTTTTTGTATCTGGAGGCCTTAATGGCAACCCCAAAGAAACCGAACCCGCGCCAGAAGTACACGGTGTTGGTGCCTTATCAGTGTCCTAATCGTAAGCATTGGCACCAGAAAGGTGAAGAAGTCGAGCTGCTTCCTTGTGAAGCGGATTTTTTAATATTGGGCGGTAAAGTGGAAAAGAACACGGTATTGGCCAGTAAACAGAAAGGAGAAAGCTAATGCCTGAGATTGCATCATTTGTGCATAACGGTATCAGTGTAATTAGCCATCCAGCTCCGCCTCCAATGGGGCCGCTGGGTGGTATTGTTTTGGGGGTGGTGGGAACCGCTCCAGATGCTGACCCACTATTGCCAAAAAATAGTCCTGTGCGTATCGCTAACCTTGGTGATGCTGCCAAGTTGGATATGGCTGGCACTGAGCGCGGTACCTTGTGGCGTACCTGCTATGAGATTTTCCGCCTAGTATCAGTGCCTATCTATGCCGTTATTGTGGAAGAGGGTGCTGATGCAGCTGCAACCACTAATAACGTGATCGGCAAAGTGGATGCTGCCACTGGTCAGCGTTTGGGTATTCAAGCCCTGGCTGATTGCATGGAAACACCAACCCATATTGCTGCCCCTGGTTTTAATACTAAGCCGGTGGCTGATTCACTTGCTGCCATGGGTAAGCGCTTGTTTGCTGTGCCAGTAGGTGATGGGCCTAATACCAATGATACGGCTGCTGTGGATTACTCTAAGAGCTTAGGCGGTGAAGGTACCGGCTATGAAGCCTTTTATATGGTTGACCCTCAAGTGGCGGTATACAGCCAAGCGGCTAAAGGTAACGTGTACTTTTCAGCTGCAGCCATTGCGCTGTCATGTTTTGCCCGTGTTAAGGCATGGGAAAGCCCTGCTAAGGGTGGCATGGGTGCGCTGATTGATGGCACGGCACGCACGATTGATTACAACATTATGGACAAATCAACAAATGGTGATTTGTTGAACCGTCACGGTGTTTCGTATTTTGCGCGTACTTCAATGGGTGGTTTTTCACTGATTGGTAACCGCTGTGTTATGGGCCGCTTTGTTTCCCAGGTTGGCCTTGAATACGCCATTATTCGCAAGTTGGCCAAGACGGCCCAGCGTGCAATGGCTCGAAACCTTAGCAAGTCATTTATGGAGCAAGAGATCACAAAGCTGAATGTATGGCTTAAATCTCTGCAGGCTGATGAAACTATCATGGGCGCCCAAGTGTACCTGCATCCAACGCTTAACAACGTGGAAAACTATCGCAATGGTGAATGGCATATTGCGATTAAATACCACGGCTATGCGCCTAATGAGCACATGGTTTACCACTTAATTGAAGATGTCGGCATTGTCGAATCATTCCTTGAAGGAGTTTTATAATGGCAGGACAACGCTCACGCATTACCCGCCAGGGTATGGTTAACGGTCAGCCGTTAGTTAAAGAACTGGACGAATTCAACGCACCAGAAATTAAAAAGGTGATGCAGGAGACCCGTGGCGGCTCCTTTATCCCTGGTGAAATCATGGTGGGTCTGGAGAAGATGAACAGCAAGTTTAAAGTGAAGGGAGCCAACCAAGAGTTATTGGCTGCTTTTGGTTTAGCTGCAGGTGAACTTTGCCAGGTCGATGTGAAAGAATCCCAGCAAGATGAAGATGGCAATAAATTTGCCATTGTTTACAGCCTTACCGGTGAAGTTATTTCTGTTACTGAGTCAGCCAGTAAAATGGGTGAACTGCCAGACCAAGAGCTGGAAATGGCAGTTAGTGCTTATAAGAAAACGGAAAGCGGCAAGGTTATTTATGACATTGACCGTAATGCTCAAATCCTCAACTTAGGCAATGGTGACCTGATGGCAGAACACCGCCGCAATGTAGGCATGCCTTAACCTCAAATAGTTCCCTGTGTAGCTACAGACTTGGCCCACTTGCATAACTGCAGTGGGTCTTTTTTTTTATGGGAGTACCAAATTTATGTTCCAGCCTAAAACACATGATCTTAATTGGCCTATTGATGATGATAAGAGCCAGCCAGTCAAAACCGTGGTAATGAAACCTTTGACCATGGGCCAGCACCGTGAAATAAGCAAAGCCCACAAAGGCAAAGATACCGATTTACTGCGTGCCTGTATTAGTACAAGTACCGGCTTAACCCTTGCCGAACTAAAACGCCTCATTACCCCAGATTACAATAGTATCCAGGACAAGGTTTTGGATCTTATGCAGTCCACTGCTATCCAGTTGATGGAACCAGGTGAAGTTAACTTGGATGAGCCTGTGCTGCTTGTTCCGTTCCAAGGTGATGATGGACAAGACAAAACCACTTATAAGCTGCGTCCGCCTTCGGTAGCCACTACTGATTTAATGGACTCCCATGATGATGAGTGGGACCGCACGCTATTTATTAGCACTAGCTGCTCCGGCTTTAGCCGTGAAGAACTGGAGCGCATGAGCCTGCCAGATTGGAATCAGCTGCAGGAGCGCCTTATTGATTTTTTGCAAAAATCGGCGGACTTCTTTCGCCAAAAGACGTTGAAGTCTTAACAGATGTGATCCCTTTGGTTTATCACGTAAACCCAAGCGAAATATTGGACTGGCGTATTGATGAAGCAATGCGCCGTTACCACCTGGCAGCGGCAAAGCTGGGCATTAAAAAGAGGTAGAACGTGGCTGATACTAAAATTTCCATTGCCTTGGCTGCAGTGGACAAATTCAGCCGGCCCGTAGAAAACGCTGCCAAGAGTGTGGGCCAGCTAAAAAGTGCAGTGGCTGAAACAAGCAGCGGCTTGCAGGAATTGGATAAAAAGCAGCGCATGGTTACCCGCTTTAAAGGGTTATCTGGGCAACTGGATGCTACCAAGCAAAAGTTAGCCGGTGCCAAGGCTGAAACCAAGCGCCTGCAGCAAGCTGAAACCAGTGCTGTTCAAGTTGTAAAACAGCACACCGCAGCATTGAAAGTTGCAGAGCAAACTGTGCTGGAAGCAGCCCAGGCTTATGGTGCTGAATCAGATCAAGTTGTTGCTGCCCGTAAAGAAGTTACCCGCTTAACCAGTGCCAAAAAGGCATCTGAAACCGCCCTAAAAAAAGAACGTGCGGCAATCAAAACAGCGGAGCAATCTGCTGCCAGGTTAACCTCAACATATAGTAAACAATCCCAAGAGCTGGGTGGTTTACGCCGTGATATGGGGGCCGCTGGTTTAAAGCTGAATGCTTTGGGTGCGGAAGAGTTACGCCTGGCAAAGAAAACCGGGCAAGCCAATAAAGCATTAGAGCAGCAAGCTGCGAAGCTTAAAAAAGTTCAAAGCATTCAAGGCCGGATTGAAGCCAGAAACGCCCAAAAGGGTGAGCTGGTTGGTCAGGCTGTTGGTGTTGCGGCTCAAGCGGCTCCGTTAATCATGGCGGGTAAGCGTGCGGTTGAGTACGAAAGTACGTTTGCAGATGTTAAAAAGGTCGTCAACTTTTCCAGCCCAGAGGAAGAAGCTGAATACCGAACCAAGATGATGAAGCTTGCCGGTGACTTGGGTGTTAAGCAAAAAGGTCTTGCTGACATTGTTACCGCTGCAGGTCAATCTGGTATTGAAAAAGACCAGCTGCTGCAGTTCGCTGAATCGGCCACTAAAATGTCTGTGGCTTGGGATGTATCTGCAGAAGAAGCTGGCTCTACGTTGGCAACGTGGCGTGCTGCCATGGGGCTGACTCAGAAAAACGCTTTAGATTTAGCAGATGCGACTAATTACCTTGGCAATAACATGAACGCCAAAGCAAAAGATATTGCTGGGGTAATGGTTCGTGAAGGTTCTACAGCCATGGGGGCGGGGTTAAGTGCGAACGAAACCGCCGCTTTAGCAGCAAGCTTAATTGCTGGAGGTGCGAAGGAAGACACCGCTGGCACTGCATTAAAAAATATATCTGGTGCATTAACGGCTGGCTATGCGGCTACTGGTAGCCAGAAATCAGCATTAAGCAAAATTGGTTTTGATGCCGAAGAGCTTGCATCTTCTATGCAGGAAGATGCCAAGGGCACTTTATTGGGCGTATTGCGTGAGCTGCAAGATGTATCTGCAGATGAACGTGGTGCAGTTATTTCCCAGCTTTTTGGCTCAGAAATTAAAGGTGCAGTGTCCAAGTTGGTCACAACTTTGGATGATCCTAAAAATGGCTTGGTTTCTGCGTTTGGCCGAGTATCAAACGAAGCTGACCGAGCAGGGAGTGTTGAAAAAGAGTATGCAGGGATAACTAAAACCCGCGCACACCAACTGACTATGTTGGCATCAAAATTTGACCGAATGACGGTTGCAATTGGTGCACGATTATTACCAGTAATTGATGCAGTTGTCCCGCCACTAATGACGGTGGTTGACTACATAGCTGATTTTGCTGAGGAGTCACCAAAAGCAGCAACTGCGGTACTTGGCGTAGTATCTGCAATAACGTTACTAAAAGCTGGAGCTATTGCCTTTAAGTTGGCCAAGCTAACGATGGGCAACGGTGTTGACCGTTTCAAATTAGGCAAAACAAAGCTTTCCAGCTCTACAGACCAAACAACCCAAAGTGCTAACCGTGCATCAAAAGCCCTTGATAGGCTTAACCGTAAATTAGGCGGTTTGGGTGCTAACGGTGGTGCAGGTGGCGGTTATGGTGGTGAAGGTCGAACCCGTAGCCGGCGAACGCGAAGGCGCCCAAGAGCAAGAGGCCGTTTAGGTCGCTTACGTGGTGGTGTTGGTCGTTTAGTCGGTGGTATTGGTGATCTGTTTGGCGGTGGCTTAATGCCAGAGCCAGCAATGGCCGGTTCACTTGCTCCACGTTCCAGAGTTCCAGCAAATCGCCGTTTACGTGGCGGTGGTAAGTTTGGCCGTATGGCTGGCTTACTTGGTGGCGGTGCTGCTTTGTCAATGTTCTCTGGCTCAGCTAGTGCTGGTGATATGGCTATGGCAGGCGCTGATATAGCCGGAGCTGCCGGAAGTATTATGGATGTTCTGCCTGCAGGTGGCGGCGCTTTGATGAAAGGTGCTGGTAAGCTTTTTAAACCGCTTGATATTGTTTTGCAAGGTGCTGGCTTAGCTTCTGCTGTAGCCGGTGGTGATGGTAAGCAAATCGGTGGTGCTGCTGGAGATATGGCTGGCGGTTTAGGTGGTGCAGCTGCCGGAGCAATGGCAGGTGCTGCGCTTGGCTCTGTGGTTCCAATTCTTGGTACTGCAGTCGGTGGTCTGATTGGTTCTATTGTTGGCGGATTAGGTGGCGGTGCTGTTGGTGAATGGGCCGGTGGTAAAATTGGCGGTTGGTTTAGTGAGGATAAAACCGAACAACCAGCCCCTGCTGCAATTGCTGAAAAATCCAAGCAGTTGGAGCAGGTCAATAAACAGATCACCTTTGCCCCAGTTATCCAGGTAACGCCGTCAGGAAACCCTGCCTATGACCGTGATGTTAGCAACGAACTAATGGAGCGGATGAAAGCAGAGCTTAGCCCTATGTTGTTAGGTAATACTGATGTGGCCGCCCGTGCAGATGGTAGCTTGTCTGATAGGAGTGATACATGAGGCAAATGATGTCTTTAGGTGGGTTTGTCTTTTCTCTTAGCGAGGGCACACCTTACGAAGGCTTGCAGCGTACCAGTGATGGGGGATGGGTAACCGTTCCCCGGTATGGCCAAAAGCCTATTAGTCAAAATACAGGGCAGCAGTTAGAAAACATCAATATAACCGGTACCTGGTTCCGTGGTGAAGGCATGGCCAATATGGGCAAGCTTAGAGCCTTACAGGCTAAGCGCGAGCCCTTGGTGCTAACTGATGGCTATGGAAGCAATCTTGGATTGTGGACCATAAAGCGCCTGCAGGAGAAGCAAGACCGCATTATTGATGATGGTACTGCTTTTATTCTTGGTTTTACCATTGATTTGGAGGAATACGCCGGTGAAAGTAGTTCGTAGCCGTGACGGTGATACCGTTCCGCTTATCCTCTGGCTAGCGCTGCAGCGTGACGATGATGAAGCAGAGGAAGCGCTTTATGATTTAAACCCTGGGCTTGAGCAATATGGTCCTGTTTTACCTGCAGGGATAGAAATCACCCTGCCAGAACTGTCTGCCCCTGCGCCGGCTAAAGTGGTGAATGTATGGGATTAGGATTAATTCCCCAGGTTCGCATTAGTGGACCAGGCGCGGATATTATCAATAATCGGTTAGTATCTTGGGAAAGAGTTGACGCTGCAGGTGTTCAGTCTGACCAAGTGACCTTAACCGTGGATACTGCAGGCCAGACAGGTTTGCCGAAAGAGGGCGCCACCATAGGGTGGTCTGAGGGATATGATGGGGATTTAGTTGATAAAGGTGAATTTAAGATCACCCGTATCATTCCCCGCTTATTTCCGCCTACTGTGACAATTGTGGCCACGTCTGCCCCTTTTCAAATCGAAGATAAAACCCGATTTAAAGAGCGGCGCACTCGTTCCTTTGAAAATATTTCTTTGGCTGATTTGTTCCGCCAAGTGGTTAGCGCTCACGGTTACAGCCCAAGGGTTGCCGCTGAGTTTGAAGGGATTACATTGACCCACGTTGACCAAGTTGATGAAACAGACAGTGCGTTTTTAACCCGTTTAGCTAAAGAGCGTGATGCTGTGGCCAAGCCGGTTAATGATCTTTATGTCCTGGCTAAACGTGGTCAGGTAAAAACGATTACAGGGCAAACTATTCCACCGGTGTCCGTGGGTGTGCCTGGTAAAAATGACCCGTCTGACCTTGGCCAGTTTATTAATTGCCAATTGGATAAACCAAGCCGCACGAATGTCAGCGGAGTTAAGGCTAAATGGACTGATAACACCAACGGCCAAGAGCATGAAGTGCAGGATGGCCAATCGCCATTTAAAAAGATTCGCCAGCCTTATGAAAGTGAGGCGGTTGCTCTGCAGGCTTGCCGTGATGAACTGAGCAAGGTTAGCCGGCAAGGTTCAAGCGTTCGCTTAGACTTACCAGGTGATCCTTATTTGGTGGCTGAGGGCATGCTGACGTTAAATGACTCGTTCCCGTCAGAAATGGCGGGAGGCTGGTCTATTGATAAGGTCACCGCAAGAGGTGACAGTAAAGGCGGTTATCGTTGCGCGGTAGTGGCCACACAACCTTCCAAATAAAAAGGCCCCTGCTGGGGCCTTCTTCGTTACTTACATTGAGTGCACTAGAAATGAGGTACTCATTACAACATCGTGAATCCTTCCAGTCTCCACATTTTGATTTTCCAGCTCAAGTAGTCGTTCTTTATTTAGATTGGCATACGCTTTTAATGATTGCATAGACTCTTCTCTAACAAGCATTTTTCCTTTCGGTAATTCTTTTGTTTGCGTTAATACCCATTCAATAAGGCTTTCTTTTGGGCAAGTCCAACTTTTTTGAATTAAAATTGAGATAGCCTTTAAGTTGAATATCAAGTGGTCTTTATGCTCACCTATACCAGCATCTTTATCTATATCAACTTTATGAACACAATCTCTAGGGATTAAGTGCCTATTGGTCATATACATTTTTCTGAAAGCTTTGGGTGTGCTATAGCAAAACAATCGGTGCATAAATAGCTCAGGAACCCATGTGTCATCTTCAATTTTAAATGCCGCGCCTGGCTTCCACCCGTCAATATCTATAATGATCACATCATCAATTAACTCTGGAGCTGTAACTTTATTTCTGTTTGTCCAATGCTTATAAAGAACTTCGTCACATTCATTCTGGTATTTTATGATAGTGTCTTTCAGTTCTGGTTTTACTTTGTTGGGGCTTATAGTGCAAAGCCAACCAAAAAGTTTCCTGAGAGGTATACAGAGCATTTCTTGCACAGAAACAGCCCCGTTTACTGGTATGGTCATCTTGACCATACCGAACCTTTCTGAGTACCCGCTTAGTTTTCTTTGTTGGCTGCGCCAATCCAATCCCATGCTTTCCACAATAGTCTTCATAGGTGTGTAAGGTTCGCCGTTATGCTCTATTAAATATAATTCAGCATGGTTAAAGTTAACTTGTAGTGCATTCATTTTTTCATTCCTTATTTGTGGGTTATAGCTTGCTCCTTAGTCGGTTTTTTTGTGAGCGTGGAGCTTTTATAAAAAGCTCCTCAAGCTAGAACCTTACTCCCAATCCCATGACTCTCCTTCTTCAAATGGATATTTTCCGTTCCCGTCATTATATTTTTTGAGTAAATCTAAAACGGCCTCAGTCATAAGCATTCTCATTGTTACGCTTTTTATTTTTATATTCCCTTTGTCATTAACAGGGTTTTCAGTAACTGTACCTAAGTTTTTTAGTGCTCTATGCAACCGCTTATCAACATCAAAGCGACCATTATGCACAGGGCTGTTTAGGTAATCGTCAGGCTTTGACACTTCATCAATGGCCGCTTCTTTTGCTGCGTTAGTGCGGTTTCTATTTGATTTAGGCGCTAGTTTAGTCATTTAAAAACTCTCTCAATTCTTTAGTGATTTGGCGTATTTCAAATGCTGCTGGGTGGTCTTTGTCCAGGTCCACAACGCTTCCGCCATCTTTTGCTGTTTCTGCATAGACTACGCTGCGAGTTGTACCGGCTTTGAATACTGGCAGCTCATAAGCTTCCAGGGCTTCTTTTACTTCACGGCTTAAACGTGTGTTCTTAATTGACATTGTTACAAGGAAAGCCGCTTTAGGGCGTCCATCGGTTACTTCCTGGCGAACCTTGATAATGTCAACAAGGTCAGAACAAGCCCAAATATCATAAGGTGAAGGTGTTGATGGAATCAGTACCACGTCAGCGGCTTTTACTGCTGCAGCTGCAAGGTCAGCAACTTGTGGCGCCCCATCAATAATAACCCAATCATACCCACGGCCTACTTTTGGCAGGTCTCTTACCAGGTTCTTACCCATTTGAATAACAGGAAAGGTATCTTCATTCGTTTGCTCTGATGACCAGTCTGTGGCGCTTCCTTGTGGGTCTAAGTCCACTAAAAGCACTGAGTCACCTTCTGCATGCAGTTGGCAAGCAAGATTTGTAGCAGTTGTAGTTTTACCCACACCGCCCTTCTGATTAGCTATGGCTATTACATTGGCCATATTGTTCCCCTTGTTGTTTTATGAGTAGGGTTAATATATACACAAATTAACATTTGTACAAATGTTAATTTGGTAATTAATGCTTTTATTAATCGTGAGTATATTTACCTGTCCCTTGTTTTGGATAGCAAACCATTGATATATAAGGCTTGAAAGTGGCTTAGTCCTTTGTTCAGATAGAAAGGATGCAAGTGTACTAGGTTGATAATAAAGAGGCTTCACGCTCACGTGGTTAGTTTTAATTGCTGCTAAGCGCTTACAGGTGGCAATAAAACAGGGCGATACGAATAACCACTAACACCTTGCTATCTCATAATGAACAACAAACCGCTGCCAAACCAATATTTATTTAGAAACTATAAATAACTGTACCCGCATCAAGCATAAACTACATCTAAACTGTACCCGTATCATATTGTATTAACTGTACCCGTATCTATACCTTTATATGCACCCAACTGTACCCGCCTCTATTCACCTAACTGTACCCG